GCCGATCGAGGAGGTTGCGAGAGTCATGCTTGCCTTTCAGGTTGTGTTGCGGTTGGAAATCAGGCTTCGCCGCGGCGCTTCTTGCCGGCCGAGATGATCATGGCTGCGGCACCCTGCGGACCGCTCGGCGCAGCGGCGCCGCCAGTGCCGACGTTCTGATCCGGCACCTTCGCCATTCGGCTGGCCAGCGACTTGCCCGGCTTAGCCGAAGCTGCGGGGGCACCGCCAGCAGCGAACGCACCCAGCATGCCGATCGCTTCGGTTGCGCTCATGCTCGTGTTGAACGCCAGGTGCGCGGCGACATCCGGACGGCTGGCGGCGGCCTTCGAGCCGAAGATGGCGGCGCAGCGCGCACGCTCGCGGGCACGAGCAGCCTTTTCCTTGTCGCTCTCGTCGCCGTCTTCCGCGTCCGGGTCATCGCCGTCGTCCGCGTCGGCACCGTCCTGGTCGTCGTCGCCGCCCTTCTTGTCCAGCTCTTCCATGCGTTTGGCGTAGTCCTCATCGGACTCGTCGTCACGCTGTTTGCGTTCGTCGTCCTGGTCCTGTTCGTTGCCGTCCTGGTCGCCGTCGGCACGAATGCCTGCGCGACTCAACAGGTGAGCGAACGAAAATGCCTTTTTCGGTTGTTTAGCCATGCTTCAGTCCTTCTGTGGTTAGTTGATTTCAGCGAGCAATTCCTGAAATGCTGCGTCCGGCGCCATGACGCCATCCGCGAGCCCCTGCGTGACGCCGGCGGCACCGAGGTAGGTGACCGCCTGCATTGCCCGGACCTGCTCGGCCGGGATGTTCCTATTGCGCGCGACGGTCTCGACGAACAGCTCGCCCATCGTGTCAATGTCGTCCTGGAAGCGCGCCTGCGCCTCGGGCGACAGTTCAATCTCCGGATGGCCGTCTGCCTTCCGGTCGCCGTAGGTAAGAATCGTCGCCTTGAACCCTGCCCGGTCGAGGGCCTTTGACCAGTCCATATGGATCCAGATCACGCCCACACTGCCGGTACCGCCAGTGCGAGGCACATAGACCTTATCGGCCGCACTGGCGATCGCGTACGCCGCGCTGTACGCTGCCTCGTTGAGGATCGCCCATATTGGCTTTTCGCCGCGAGCGCCGTGGATCGTGTCGACCAGGTCGAAGCAGCCTGCCACCTCGCCGCCAGGACTGTCGATGTCCAGTACGATCGCCTTGACTTTCGGATCCGCGAGCGCTGTCAGGAAGTTCTGCCGGATGCCGTCGTAACCCGTCATGCCCGAATACGGCCGCAGCGTGCCCAGCTTCTGCACGAGGGTGCCGGCGACCTGGATGACCGCGGCGCCACCCACAACGTCATATCCCACGCGCGGGGTGTCACCTGGCGCCGTGTAGTCGTAGTCGTCGTCTTCCATCATGCGCACTCCGCGCTGGATCTGCGCAATTCCCATGCGCTCGGCCAGAGCGGCAATGACGACCTCGGCTTTGCCGGGCGTGATCGCCAGCGGCGTGTTGAATAGCCTCTGTGCGAGGAAGGGGAAATTCATCAAGTAGCCTCCGGTGGGGAACTGGCCTGCCCCGCGTCGGCCCCTTGGGCCCACTGCGGCAACGGCAAGCCGTGATCTTTGAAGCGCTGGATCTCGATCGCGCGCTGCGCGACGGTCTCGCGCCAGTCGTTGCCGCCCAGCTCGGCGGCCTCGTCCTCGAGCGTAGAAAGACCTGCATCCATGCCCAGCACCGAGCCCTGACGTTCCTTCACAGGATCGATCACGCCGCGGCCTGGTCCCATCCACTTCGCGCGCGAGTAGGCCGTTCGGAACTCGTGAAATGGCGGCGCGCCGGCGGGCAGCGGTAGGTTGTCAACGTCCATCGCTTCCTCGACGAAGGCAGCGATGATCGGCGCACCGAAGCCTGTAGCAAAAAAGGCACGACGCCGGGCGAGGGTCTTCCATGCCTCAAGCAATGCCGCGCGCGCAGCCGAATAATTGATCTCCGCCCAATTGTTGGTGACCTGCGGCGCAGCCAAGCCAGTCGCTGATGCGACGTTTCGGAGGAACGCCGACTCGAAGGCCTCAAAGTTCGGGTTCGGGCGCGCCGCTGTCACGGCGTTGATCTTCTCGCCCGGATACAAAATCGGCATGCGCGCGCCGTTCAGCTTGAGCTGCGCCTCGCTGTGGTAAGCCTCTCGGTCCGTCTGGTATTTCCCAATGTCATCGTCACCGGCGAGCGCGCCCTCGACCATGGCGTGGTCGTAGGGCGACTCGATGTAGGCCGCGAAGATGGCGTTGATGACGGCGGCGTCCAGCTCGGCCACGTCGTACTTGACCAGCATCTTCAGCCGCTGCAGCACTGGCGTGAAGATGCCGGCGCCGCCGCGGTGCTGCCCGGCGCGTTCGTGCTCGAAATCGTGCACGATGATCGGGCGGCCCCACTCTGTCTCGCGCGGAATGCGCTCCCAGCTCATCGCTTTGGCCGCGCTGAAGTAGTCGCCCTGGTGTGCGCGACGGATGTGGAAGAAGGCCGCGGCGCCGTATTCGTCAATCTCGACGCCGCCGCGCAGTTGGTCCGAATCGAAGCGCAACTGCGGGTTCGACAGGCGGTCCGGGTCGAGGATCTGCAACGCCGTAGCATAGCGAGCTCGCCCCGGCGCCACGCGCTCAGGTATCCAGCACAGTTTGCCCAGCGCGTCTCCGTCGACCAGCTTGTGCCGGAACGCCAGAAACCACATCTGTGGCATCGTCATGCTGCGCTGCGCATCGCAGTAGTGGCCGACGTCCAGCGCCCACGTGCGGTAGCTAGCGCCCAGCGCCTCGCTGAATTCGTCCGCCCACACATGGTCGAAGCCCTTAATGCCGGTGTGCGCCGCGAGGGCAAGGTAGTCCGGTTTGAAGATCGGGCGGAAGTTCGGGCCGATGACGTTGTCCAACGCGCGCGTGACTGCGCCGGAGGCCCAGCCATCGTTACGCACCAGGTCACGCACCCGGGCGACGATCGTGTCTCGGTAGATGTTGAGATCGCCGTCGACGGAGCCAAGATATGGACTCCAATCCCGCATATGCTGACCGGAATGATCGGCTGCGTCATAGGGGACACGGCTACCGCCGACCAGCATGGACGGGCGCCGAGCCGCGATCGGATTTCCGCTGGCGTCCAGAATGGTCACAGGCTTTGTCATCAAAACCTCACCGTCATCGCACGACGCGGCCGCAAGACAACGCCCAGCTGACCCTGCAGGGACTGGATGAACGCCGCCAGGTCGGCAATGTTCGCCTTCGTGTACGTGACCGACTTGGAGCCGTCGCCCTGCGTGTACGAGTACGACTCGCCCTTTGCACCTGTCGACAGGTCCATGTACGCCTGCTGGGCGTTGGCCAGCGCTGTGCGAAGTGCAGACGTCTGCACACCCGCAAGGAGGCTACGGTTAGGGTTGAACGACATGATTTATCCTTTGCTTAAAAGTCCGGCAAGCCGGCTGCGCGCCGGTTGCACGCCAACGGCAGGGACGACCGGTGTGGGCTTCGCGCTTCCCGACCGCAGCCTTCCGAGTGCGCTGACCAGACGCGCGGCCGTCTCACCGACCGGTGCGGGCTCTGCAACGTTTTCCGGCAGCGCCGCCGGAAGATCGAACAAGTCGGAGATCGGCGGGTTGACGGCAGCCTCCAGCTTCGCCCACATCTTGTCCGTGTAGCGGTGCAGGTCCAGGCTATGAGCACCGAAGATGGAATAGACGGTGCAGTCCAGCACTTCGTTTCGCTGCCGCCGCTTAACCCACCGGAACTGCTCACCGGTCGCAGTCTTCTGGAGCACGCGCACCTCGGCGGTCAGTTGTTCGTAGAACTCGTCCGGCAGGCCTGCCGGGAAGTGGATGCAACCGGGCCCGGGCTGCGTCACCTGCAACCGGCCGTGGATCACGTCCTTGGCCGTGTCGGTACCGACCATCCACAACTTCACGCCGCGCGCGATCACCTTGCCGCGGTGGTTCACGTCCTGCAGGCTGCTGCGTCCTTTCACGGGCTGGCCCTGCCGGCTGTCGCCCTTGACGGCGAATACCTTCCGGCGTGCACGAAGGCGGCAGAAGTTGTACGCCTGATGCGTGAAGTGACCGCCGGTGTCGATTGCCGTCGCTTCGATTGGCAGGTACTGGCCGCCTTCATGACGGAACGTCATCTGCAGGTACGGGTCGAGCTTTTCTTCCCACTCCCGCTCATCGGCCGGATTCGCGTCGATGATGTGATAGTCAACCAGCCACATCTCCTCGCCACGCCCGTGCGCCCAGACGTTGATTTCAAAGCGGTTGCTCTGCACGTCGACGCCGGCTGTCAGAACCAGGCCACCGCGCGGCACCGTGCGGAGAGCGTATTTCTCGGCCCGCTGCTTGAGCGTATCGGCTTCGGTCTGCTCGATCTCCTCCTGCCATGTCTCGCCGAGCGTCGTGTTCACGAACGTTTTCAGCTCGCTGGTATCGCCGGCACGCGCCTTGGCCACGGCAGCGAGATAGTCCCTGATTATCTGTTCCCAGGTCGCCTGCGGGCTGTACGCGGTCCAGACGTGGAAAGCAATCGCGCGCGGCGGCGCGACGATCTCGCCGTCAGCATTGCGGAACCGGGACTGCTCGTCGATCCAGGTTCCGTCCTCCGCCACCCACCGGCCGAGATGCCAGACACGCAGGTAGTCTTGTTGCGTGTACAGCTCGCCGCAGTGAGGACAGAGCTGCCGGACCGTCGACGGATCCTTGTTGACCCATTTGAGGCCATAGCGTTTGTCCTTCCCGCCCCATTCGATCGCGTGCCGCTCGTCACAGCACGGGCACGGCACCTGAAAGCGGAAACGCAGGTCGCATGATTCCTCGCGCGCCTCCGTGCGGCTGAAGCCTTTGAGCTTCGGCGTCGACCCCATGATGTGCTTCGGGAATACCGCGCCTTCCGTACGCTTGCCAGCCAGCTTGTCCGGGCTGCCTTCCTTCTCGATGTCCTGGTCGAAGCCGTCCAGCTCATCCAGGATCGCGACGTCAACCGAAATACGGCGATAGCTGCGTGCCGCCTTGCCGCCCTTGATGTACAGGCGCGAGCCGAGAAAGACCTTGCTGCTGAGCGTGTCGCGCTTGTCGTTCCCCTTCCCCTTCGGGAAGACGTCTTCCATCACCTTCACGTCGCGCAGCATCGTGTCGAGCTCGACCTTCACGAACTCGTCGGCGTCGTCGTCGGTGGGCTGCCACACGGCCTGGTTGCGGCGCTTGTGATGCGCGAAGTACGCGATCGCCGCGACCAGCATCTTCGTGTAGCCGACCCGGGCGGACTTCTTCACGACGACGACCTCGATGTCGTCGTTGCTGAATGCATCCATGATCGCCGGCTGGAACGGGTAGGCGATCCACGCGCCCTCGACGTAGGACGACTCGGCACTCAGGTAGAAGTGTTTGGCCGCCCATTCCGACAGCCGAAGCGGCTCCGGTGCCTCAAGGCTCTTCAGGCCCCGGCGTATCGCCTTCTGAATCTCCGACATGTCCATCGTCTTCCTCCAGCTGCGCAGCCGCGGCGATATTGCGTGCGCGGTTGATTTCGCCGGTGATGATGGCGATGTCCTCGGCGGTTAAGTTCTTCGATCGGCGTTTGATGTTGACGGGGATGGATTCCAGCACGGCGGCGACCTTGCGCCCCATCGTCGCCAGTGCCATCTCGAGCGTCGCGACGGGCGCGAGCTCACGTCGAGTCACGGCGTTCTGCATCGCGATCCGGTCGCGCTGCTCGC